ACCCTTCAGGACTTCTCTACAGAAACTTAGAGCCTATGGCTATTGCTGCAAATAAAATAACTGGTGTACGCATACAGGACAGCTTTACTAAGTCTCAGATGTTTATGACAGAGCTTGACAAGTACCTACGTTTAAATAAAAAGGTAAGCTTAAAACAAGCTTTGTCAGGAGAAGAAGACATTATAGATGAAGTAGTCTTACAAGGTGCGCTTGATAGTACACTGAAGTCTGTGTTTTCTAAAGATTACACAACAAAAGACACACCAGAACTACTCAGAACTACAGCTAAACTTGTAGAGTCTTTTTCTAACACACCTGGTCTTGGTACTATCCTACCCTTTGGTAGGTTCTTCAACAACGTTGTAGCTACCTCTTTTCAGTGGTCACCTTTTTCTGGTGGCTTCCAGTTATTTAATAAGTTTTCAAGATACGCTTTTAACAAAGCTAAAAAAGAAGGAGTAGACGTTACAGAGGGTGAAGTGTTTGCTCGTTCTGCTGTAGGTACAACAGCATTGGTCATGGCTATGGACTACGACAAAGAAAGACGTGAGAAAGGTCTTGGTGTATATGATGTAGAAGTAGGCGGTGGAACTGTCATAGATGCTAAGAATACATTTCCGTTCTCAGTATTTCTAGCAGCAGGACGTATACTAAACATGAAGGTTAATGGTGAAGAGGTTCCAAAAGAGTTAGTACAAGAGATTGGTACTCAGATAGGTGTAGGACAGTTTGCTCGTGACGCACAGTTTGGTAACGATATAAACAACTTATTAGACACACTAATAAATGCTGATGAGGGCGCACGTGGAGCTTCTATAGATGCTTTTTATAAAACTTTAGGTAACTTTGGAGCAGGTTTTACTAGGCCACTAGACGCAGTAAATAAAACTATAGGCTTTGCTATGGGTACTGATGGTGCTAAAGATGTACGTCAGGCTGATGGTTTAAACGTATTGACACAGTCTGCTACAAAATATGTAGACAATATATTAGAAGCATTGAGTGATTCAGTAGATTTAATTACAGGGAAAGAGCTTGGTCTTGGTGATGAAAGTATCACAGGTGAAGACTTACAAGTTGCTAGAAGAGCAGGTGAAATATATGACCCTAATCCTTTTGCCAGGCTCTTTGGTCTAACTGTGAAGCCAGGACGTACTGCTGTTGAAAAGGCTTACTCTATGTCAGAGATGCACCCTTGGACTGCAGATGAAAGAAGCAAGCTACCTGCTTATGATAAAGCTTTCAACAGTTTCATAGCTCCCGTACTAGAGCAACAGACAGGTGCTTTGGTAGCAACACCTGAGTTTGAAAAAGCTAGTCTTACAGGTAAACGTAAAATGTTAAGGACTGTACTATCCGACACAAAGTCTTACATACGTAAGGAGATGGAAAAAGGTTACTTAGGAGAGGAACCTGCTAAACTAGCTATGGCACGTAAGGCAAGTAAGAAAGGTACTAAAGAGATAAGAAAAGAAGCTCTCAAACTAATGAAAGAGCAGTACGGAATAGAGGGAACTTTAGAAGACTTTGACTATAATGAGTTAGACATATTTATGGAGTACATAGAATACCTCGAAGAGATATATGAGGAAGCAGCAGACATCTAAAAGAAGGGGCCGCATTTAGCGGCCCTTTTCATTTCCAGTATAACAGTAAGAATGTATCACAAGTATTGCAACTAAAGTTGCTACATATGAAATCATCTTCTGCATCGTGATCGCCACCTTGTATCATTTCGGTGTCACACTTAGGGCATATTATTTTGCCTTTACGTTTAGTCTCCATCCACTTCTTAGCTTCAAGTTCTAACTTCTGCATAAGTAAATAAATCCTGTATGGCAGATTGTTTCTGCTCTTTTGTTTTGCTTACTGGTTTATCTGTAGTAGAACAACTATCTAATACCTTCTTAGCTTCTTCCACACCTAGATTAAACCATTCACCATTCCTACTGGTTGCTAGTTTGCTTGCTGCTTTGTGTGCTTCAGCTTCTGTTCTACGTCTATTTTTAGTTACAATAATATGTTCTAGTACATAATCTCTGAAGGGACTGCTAGTCTGATAGCCATTACATCTATCGTCAGCATCAATAGCCATACCTATCTTAACCCACCCAGACCAAGCAGGATTAGTAATAATATACACATACCCTTCTTTGATAGAGTCTATCTTATAAGTACCCTCAAAGGCTGCGTCATTAAAAGTTTTATAGTTTCCTGGTTTATGTAATGGATGGTGTATTGATATGTGTTTACCGTCTACAAACATACGTCTTGAGTTGTTTTTAGGGTTGCTTTTTTTGTTACGTTCCTTCTGTATTTCAGGGCTGTTTCCTTTGTCGTAATATTTATTTTTACCTGTTCTAGGATTTACTTCTAAGTTTTTTAATAAAGTCATTATATATTTCCTTCTATACTTCTTTTGGTATTTGAGTACACCATACCCAATAATCTGCTTCCCACATAGACTCAGGTCTAGTAGCCTCTAAATATTCTCTGCGTTTAGATGCAGCATAACTACACTGCTCTTCTGTTTCGTATAAGATATTATCGCTCATAACCATTGGCTCTCCATTAAATATAAAGAGTGCTACTAAAACCCAAGTCATTTATTTACTCCTTTGCTTCGTAATACTGTTCTACTTTATCCTCAAGCCAAGGCTCAAGATACTTTTCTGCTACACTAAATGTACCAAAGAAAACTATTATTGCTGTTGCTACTACTTCCATATTTTATTCCTTATGTTATATCTACTACTTCACACACGTCACCAGAGCAAGCAAATGTCTGACTCGACTTCGTGTTGTCTTCTTGTTCATACTCTGAAAGTTTGTTCCAGTCAATCTTTTTCGGCATGGTCTTGAGTAAATCTTCATACTCTTCCTTGCTGCAGTCTTGATATGGAGCTTGCTGATAGGTATGGTCTGAGTGTGGTAGAAAAGATACACCTGACATTTCGTCAAAGTGTTTATAGACAAAGGCTCCCACATCAAGCCATTCATCATCACGTACTGATATTGTAACTGAGGGCTTATGCTCACACCAATGTCTTTGGTAAGTAAGCCAAGTCTCTAGCTGTTCAATAGCAGTCATGTCGTTGCGTGTTATAGCATTCTCTGGTGATCGTACAGGAAAGCTAAACACAGTTGTAGTGTCACCCTTGAATACACAAGGCTCATTAGGTACACCGTTGTCGATCATAAACTGTGTAAGGGGATCTTTATTATCACCTCGTACAGTACGGATGTAATATGGAGAGTGACGAGCATGTATACCACTGGCACTGTCCACCAACTGCGAGACAGTACCCGAAGGTTTGACGCAGGTAATAGCAGCAGACTGAGGTATACCAAGCAGAGAAGCATATTCATCGTTAACGCCCACAGCGACAGTTCGTAGTTCATCTAATACTTTCTCCAAGTTAGAGTTAACTGCAGTCATCAATGGGTTGTCCATGATACCTGTCAGAGACACACCAAGCAAACGTTCTTCTTCCGTATTACGTTGCCACACTTTACGCAGGTAAGGAAACTTTGTGTACGAGCTTTGGATTGTCCCAAGTATTGTGGCGACTTTGACTTTACGCTCCAAGTCTTTAATCGTATCAGTGGCACGAACAACAACCTCCGTAAGATTGCAGAACTGGTAGGGTCTAAGTATGATTTCACTGCACGGATTAGTTCCGAACTGCCAGTCAGGATCACGCCTACCATACTTAGCAGCTTGTGCTTTGGATGCTTCACGATTAAAGATACCTCTCTCTCCTGATTTACTTTCTACTAATGCTGTCCACTCACGCATGAACGTTTCTATATCTGGCTTCTCTGTGTATGATACAGAGTTGTTAGCCAATGCTCTGTGTGGTGCTGTCTCCCACCACTGTCCTGACTTAGCGTGACGCATACGATCATCACTTAGATTAGACAAAGAGATCATAGCACTACGTCTTACACCACCCACTACAACTATCTGTCCAATAAAGCACATCAAGTCATGGCATTCCATAGAGGTAAGCTTACGTCCTTGTGCATTCTTGAACGTGTTGACTGAGAAGTTAAACAACTCGACAAGAGGCCCAGGTCCACTAGCTCTACCACCAAATGTCTTGAGCCTAGCACCTGCAGGACGTACACGAGTAACATCCCACTTAGGTATTTCACCTGCCCATAGTAATGCTAGTAGCTGACGGAATGACTTAGCCCAACCTTCTTTGCTATCCTTAACTACAATGGTAGTCTCGCTGTCAAACAACTCAGGTATCTCTGGTAGCTGCTGCACGAACTGACGCTCCACGCTGAAGCCTACACCAGTACCACACAACAGTATGAACATAGCCTCATCAAAAGACTTAGGGTCATCGACAGGTAGGTATGAGCAGTTGTATCCTGCTGTGTTATCTCTATCCAACGCAGGACCACTAGTCATCATGGCCCTCATGCTTGGCATTACATCTAACCCTATGATAGCTTGCTCTATCTGGTTAACCCATGAGTCGTTGCCTAGCTTTGGACGTACCACGTTATCAACGTAGCGTCCTACTGTCTCAGCCCATGACTCACGGCCTTTGCCATCTATGTACTTCGCATAGCGTGACTGATGTATAAAACTTTGATAGTCTGTTGGTAGTAAGTTACTCATTTATCTTCCCCTATATTTGTTGGTGCGTACACCTCTCCATTATATTTACTTCCTGTTGCACCTTTACCTGTCTCAACTCCGTTATTGCAGCCTACCACAACTACTAATAAAAAAGCTGTAAAAAAGTATAGTACTCTCTTAGTCCATAGTATGAACTCTTCAAATGTTTTCTTTGCTTCTGTTTCTGCTGATTGTCTTGGTGTCATTCTGGGTTAGTCCACGGGTAACATGGTACAATACTCTGTTTGCAGTACTTTGCATTGTCCACTAGTAGTACTGGAACAATACATATAACAAACACACAAAACAATATAGGCCACACTAGACCCTTAGTAGTACAGTAGTTGTTCATCTATTGTCTCCGCTTCCTTGTATAGTTCCACGTTCTTGTCTGCTCTTTAGTTTAGCTAGGTTACCTGTAGCAATATCATCCATGCTTACTTCTAGGTCACGACACAGTGCAGCTATATACCACAACACATCACCTATCTCTGCAGCTATAGCAGGTTTGTCAAACGTATCATCACGTAACATCTTCTTGACCTTACCCTGCACCTCACCTGCCTCATTACCTAAACCCAAAGCAGGGTATATGATAGGGTCAGTATATATAGCAGTCTTTACAGCTTCCTTTTGGTATTCATTAAAGTCCATCATCTCTCCTTTATATTTAGGTTTTGTATTCTAATATCATCTACGTCATGCATAATGTTACTTATCAAATCATGTACGTCTTCTATATGCCCTTCTTGGTGGGCTGACAGAAAGTTGTTATCTTCATCAACCTCCATCATATATGTTACACTAAACTTACGTATCATTTGTGCTTCTCTTTATATACCTCTATGAGTTTCTTTAAGTACCATTCTGCTTTCTCTAAATCTTCTAATCCATTCTTGTAGTCATACCTCCATACGTACTTCAGTATGTTACCTTGTAGGTATCCTTCTTTGTTGTGGTTAGTTGCAGCCATGATAGCATCAATGCATTCTATACCTGCTTGATTATAATGTGGTGGGTTATTTACTAAATCACTCATGCTTCACCTAACGTCTTTGTCCATTTAGTTAACTTAATTACGTTGCCATCTGTGGTATAATCCATATCACTCTCTATTGCAAGCTCTGATTCAGCAAACTCTTTAGGGAACATCTCTTTTATTAAGTCTACCCTGGCTTCATCGTAGTAATCAAATATCTCTGGGTAATCATCTAGTACATTAGTAGTTGCTGCCATAGTCAAAGCTAAGTCCATAGCTGCTCTTGTAGCTACAGGGTTTTTACTTTCACCAAACACTAGTCCAGTCTTTAGAGTACCATCCCACTCACCATCTTCATCTAACTCAGGCTTTACTATTATAGCAACTTCACCATCTTCTATTTCGTGACTCATTAGGTTCTCCTTTTAACTATGACACGCTGTTCTTTCATGCGCTTGCCTTTTTCTGTTAGCCATTCTTCAGGTATTACACGATGCGCCCACTTGAAGTTCTTCTGATC